GCAGATTTGTATTATATTTATTTAGATAAATTGTATATTATTAAAACAGAGGTTTTAAAAGATAAATGCAGAAAATATATAAACACAAACCGAGATAAAAAAGGCGGAGATAATATGGCTAGTAAAGGAATTATTTTACCATTAAATGAATTATTATGAGATTAGGAGATTTAGTATATTACATTACTTATTACACTGGCATACATTGGCTAGTAAAAAAGATTAGCAAAGCACTAGGAAAAGATTGCGGCTGCAACCAAAGGCGCACCACTTGGAACGATATAAACATAGAGCTATGAGAATAGAAGATAGAGAGGCTTGGATTGACTTTAAAGCAAATGTATCCACTAAGCTAACAAAAGACCAATACAGGCTTTTATGCACCTTACACGCTAGGTATTATAATCACAGATATTATGAGCCTTGCAGCTGTAAACCTAAAACATTAGTAATGTGGATAAAAGATATTGATAACATATATAACAAAATTTAATGATTGAGAAAATACATAATTGGGAAAAGGCAGTTGTAACACTTTTAAACCTTGACGGTTGGAATTTAACACATACAGGAAAAGGGAATGAAAGCTGGGATGCAATAGGAACAACCAAAACAGGACAAGAATGTGTTATTGAAATGAAATTTAGAAATAAATATTATGATACTAAAATACTAGAGAAATTTAAGCACGATAAATTAATAGAAACAGGTAAGGTTGCTTTGTACTTAGTAAACGACCCAAAAGGAAATTATATGTTTTGGCTCAATAATTTAAAAGGTTTGCAAGTTAAGGATATGTACTGCCCAGATACTACATTATGGACTAAAAATAAAATATTAAAGCCTTGTTACTTATTAAAAGAAAGTGATGCAGCTATAATAAACCTAAACGAGGAAACAAAAAAAAGGGTTTGGGATAGTTATTTTCAGATAAAAGAAAAAATAAATAAAAAAAATAGTTAATAATTTGTTTATAATTAAAATAAAGTTGTATATTTGTACCAACGATAACAATTAAAAACAAAACATTATGACAATTTACAACGAAATAACAGAAAAACTTAAGCAAATAGATAACGACTATTATAGAGGTGTCTATAATACAGGAGAGTATTACGACTTGTTAAAATCAATTGACGAAAAACTAAAAGATTATTAATTATGAAAAAGACAAAAACAGGATTACACATTGAAACAAGAAAAAACCGCATTGAGGTTTACACTAAAAAAGACTTATTAGAAAAAGAACGTAAAGAGCAAGAATATAGAAACCTTATAATAACAGGAAGCATTCTACTTTTAGGAATTTTAATTTTTACTTTTGGTTTAATTATAGGTTCTAAGATATAATGACACCACTACAAAAACAGTCTTACAATTTATGGTTTAATCACATAGCTAATTTAATTATGCAATGGAGCAAAGAAAAACCAGCAAACACAGGCTTAAAAAATATGGTGCAAGGAATGACAGAGATTGGGCAATATGTAAACGGTTTAACTGTTGAGAATACAGTATTAACAAAACGCATAGGTTTAATACGAGAAGAAAAAAATAAACAGCTTATAAGTTTGAATAAGCAAATAGAAGAATTACAAAACAATTTAAAAAAATACGAGATATGAGTTGGTTAGATAGTTATATAGATGAACCAGATTACAGAACAGAATGTGCCTGTTGTGGTTCAGAAACAAACGGAGATTACTATTGTTCAGTTGAATGCTTTAATTTAGAGATATAATGATACTACTAGTAGATGCAGATAGTTTAATCTTTGCAGCTTGTTATAAAAAACGAGAGAACCCAGAAGATGATAAATACTATCGAGATATAGAAGAAGCTCAAGCTAAGTTTGACGAACAATTTATGAGCATAGTGAACAAGCTAGAGGATATGTATCCTGTTGAAAAGGTAATAACATTCAGCGGTTCAAAGGGAAACTTTAGAAAGTTAATTACAAGCGAATACAAAGCCAATAGAAAAAAGCAAGAGTTGCCGCCTTTGTTAGATGAGATGCACCAATATGTTAAAGACCAATACGACAGCGTTTGGGGTTACGGTATAGAAACTGATGATATGGTGGCTAGATATTGGTACGAGCTGTCAAACGAACTAGGACGTAACAATGTTATGATAGTAAGCATTGACAAGGATTATAAGCAGTTCCCTTGCTTGATGTACAACTACCACTACAAACACAAAGAAGTTTTAGATATAAGCGAAGACGAAGCTTTATATAACTTTTATGAGCAAATGATAATCGGAGATACAGCCGACAATGTAAATTACTTTAAAGGCAAAGGTAAAAAGTTTGCAGAAAAATATTTAGCCGAATGCGATACTAAATACCAATACACAAAAAAAATGTACGAATTATTTAAACAAGAGTACAAAGGCAAAGCACGTCAAAAATATGCAGAGTGCTATCATTTATTAAAACTTAGAACGGAATGAAAATATTAAATTTATATGCTTGTTTAGGTGGAAACCGTTACAAGTGGGATGAGGTTACAGATGTGGAAGTTACAGCAGTAGAATGGGATGAAGAACTAGCAAGACTATACCAGGAACGCTTCCCAAATGACAAAGTAATTATAGCAGATGCACACCAATACTTATTAGACCATTACAAAGAGTTTGACTTTATATGGAGTTCCCCACCTTGTCCAAGCCATTCAAGAGCGAGATTTTGGGCTTTTGGTGCTAATGGTAAAAAACCTATTTATCCAGATATGAAGCTGTATGAAGAAGTGATATTTTTACAGCACCATTGTAAAACAAAATATGTAGTTGAAAATGTAGTGCCTTATTATGAAGCAATGTTGAACCCTTTAGAAAGGGATAGGCATTTATACTGGTCAAACTTTAAACTTCCGAATAAATTAAGTAATAGAACCAACTCTGGTAATTTAAACCAAAAAAGTATATTGAAAGATTTATGTGATTTTCACGACTACGATTTTAGAAAATACAAAGGAAGTCAAAGAATGTTAAAAATAGCAAGAAACCTGGTGGACTATGAAGCTGGTAAAACAATACTAGAAACAGCAATAGGAATAATAAAAAAACAAAACGTAAACCAAACAGAATTATTTTAAAATGATTAGATTTGTATATGACTTAGATATAGTTATTGAAGCTATGGAAAACCAAGACTATAAAGACGCTTTAAAAATGATTAAAGACATACAAGAAGATTTAAGAATACTAGCATTATTATAAAAATAAATAGTTAATTAATTGTTTATTAAAAATAAAATATATATATTGCACAAAATTAAAATAATAATAATTAAAACAAAAACAAAATGAAAACAACAGAAATTAAAAGAGGACAGTTCAACGCTTATTATCCAGTATCTGATTTAAAACATTCTTTAGTTAATAGAGATATTGTTCAAAACCACTCAGATATATTTAAGAAAAAACTACAACAATACGGTTGGTTATCTCCAATAATTATTGACACAAAAGGAAATATTATAGAGGGACACCACAGAGCTTTAGCTACTCAAAATTTAGGATTAGAAACTATTCCTGTCTATATTATTGATTGGGTTAATACAAGAGATTTAAACGAATATCAAGAATATATTATAAGTTTAAATAGCTCAAATAGAAAATGGTCTTCATTAGATTATTTAAAAAGTTTTTCAAGGAATGTTAATACCTATGAATATGTATATAAGAAGTATGAAAAAACAAAAGACATTTTTTCAGTTGGGAACTTATTAAATATATATTTTGGTTATGGTTCAACACAACAATTTAGAGATGGCAAATCAATAATTAAAAACAAAGATTTTAGTGAATATTTATTTGAAAACTTTTATAGATTAAAAAGAGATTACGGAAGTGTGAAATTTCAAGCGTTTACAATAAATAGGGTTTGTTCTTTTGTTCACCCTAAGTTAAAAGGAAACAAAAAAGAAATGAATTTTATATTTAAACAGCTAGAGAGTTTAGCTAAAAATGACAGCCCTACATTATCATCGGTTGAAATGATTAGACCTTGGTTGGTTGACCAAGTAAACATATATAGAAATAAATAAATTATGAAAGACCAAAAAGATAAATTCAAATTCATACCTTGTGATGAACAGAAACTAACAAGCTATTATAGTAGAACAAATACAAGGTCAAAGATAGCACCTACAAGAGGTAACCCACCAGCAAAAAAAAGAAAAATTAATGGTAGTAAAAGATAAAAAATTATGAAACGAGCAACTTATTTACATTACGAAAACGGTAAAGGCTATGACGTTATAGACTTTATAAAAGATTACGAGCTAAACTTCAACAGAGGGAATATAATTAAGTATATATGCAGAAGTGGAAAAAAAGACGATGAATTAAAAGACTTAGAAAAGGCAGCAGATTATTTACGCAGAGAGATTGAATACCTTAGAGAACAACAACAACAATGGATAGAAAAAAACAAATGAGAAAAGAACAAAAAGAATACTACGAAAGAATGGAACAAAAAGAACTAGAACACCAAGAACAAGTAAGAGGGGTTTATGATGAACCAATAAGCGACAGACACCTAGCTTATTTAAAATGCGTATTGATAAGCCAATTACTACTAGAAGCAAACGATGACTTAAAAGGCAGTAAAGCGTTTAAACAAAATGTAAAGCTGCAAGTAAATAAAACATCAAAGATATTAGAGAACATCTACCAAGAGGGTTTCAATACTGTATATCATAACAACCCAGAAATGTGTACCAATGTACTAAACAAAATAGACAGCTTAATACACAAAATAAAAACAGCTAGTATTGACGAACTAGTTATGATTGATGCACTAGTAGATAACTACTTTCAAAACAAAGAAGAACATAATAAAGAACAAACAGCAAAGTTTACTAAATTAGATTGATATGTATATAAATATAGAACTAAAAAAAGCAGAGAGAAAAGATTATTTTAAATTTCTTATAAACGGAGTTAAACTAGGAGAATGGGAACGGTCAGAATTAAGACACTTAATAGAAGTTATAGACAATAAAATATAGACAAAAAAAATATGAAATTAGAAACAATAAAAGAAGCAGTAAATAAAAAATTCAACTTAGATATCTCTTTAGATACAAGACAAAGGAATTACTCTTATGCTAAAAAGGTATTTAGTAAACTAGCTTATGAGAGTGGGGCTACATTTAGAGAGGTAGGCGATGTAATAAAAAAAAGCCACTGTAATATACTGCACCACGTTAATAGCATAAACGTAATAACTCTTGAAGATAAAAGGAAACACGACCAAATAATAAGAGAACTAAACCTAGTCTTATCTAAACCATTTTTTAATTCAGAACAAGACAAAATAAAAAAAGAAATAAAAAGAAAAACAACAAACAAAACTATAAAAGAAATACAAGACGTTATAGACATCTTAACAGGCTGGGACATAGAAACAGTAACAGAGTTTAAACAAACACGACTAGACCCATTTAACGCATCATTAAAGCATAGAGTAAAGCCTAAACAAATACCAGAAGTAAAAGGTGCTACATTAAACAAGAAAGTTAAAAACCCTGTACTATGCTAATAACAAACGAAGATAATATGGAGTTAATGGCGAGGTATGAGGATAATTACTTTGACCTTGCTATTGTAGACCCCCCTTATGGTATTGAAAGATTTAAAGCTTCAGATGGAGGTAACACTAAAAAAATTAAATCTTTTGGGGATAAAAATAAAAATTGGAATAACATAAAACCAAATAAAGAATTTTTTAACGAACTTTTTAGAGTTAGCAAATACCAAATAATTTGGGGTAGCAATAATTTCGATTTACCTACAAGTGAGTATTTTATAATTTGGCAAAAAAGCAATGCTTTAGATTTTAGTTTTGCAATGGTTGAACAGGCTTGGACTAATGTAAAAAAACCTGCTAAACTATATAAACATTTACACGTTCATAATAAAGATAAAAGAATACACCCAACACAAAAACCAGTAAAACTTTACGAATGGCTTTTAATGAATTACGCTAAACAAGGCGATAAGATTTTAGACACACATCTAGGTAGTGGGTCAATAGCTTTAGCCTGTCACAATTTAGGATATGATTTAACAGCTTGTGAACTTGACAAAGAATATTACGATGCAGCTATAAAAAGAATAGAACAACACAAAGCACAAATTAGAATGTTCTAAAAAAAAGTAATTCTGTTTATATATTATTGAAT